TGTATTTGCCTTCTCGTTCTTGACGGGTTTTTTTCTTGGTTTTGCCATGATGTTATTTAGATGTCCTGTAATTTATTTTAATGCAAAACAATAAATATAAAGGCAATGATTTTATTTTATTTTATTTAGGAGAAAATATGGGTGCACAAACAACTGAGGGCACAGGAAAGGGATCAGTAGCAAACATCATTCCGAAAATCGTGAACGATGTTGTAAGACAAGAAAACTTTGTCAATGTCAGCCAAATTCTTGAAAATTTGAGTAGGGAAATAATCATTTCTACCGCAAACGGAACAGTAAATTCCGTTGATGCAGCAAACATTACAATCGAAACTGGAGCAGGATACCCAAGTGCTGATGATAATACTGATGCTGATGGTGGCAATGTAAATATTTATGCTGGTGATGCAAATGGAGACGGAGATGGCGGAAACATCAACATCCAAGCTGGCAATACTGGCAATGGTCCAGATGCAAATGCTGGTGATGTAACTATTCGTGGCGGCAATGCAGATGCTGCCGATAATTCCGATGCTGGCGATGTAAATATCTATGGCGGTAGTGCATCTACTGGCATTGGCGACAGCGATGGTGGTGATATTAATATTGAAGCTGGCCATGCTGGCGATGATGGTCAAGCTGGTGGTGTAACTATTCGTGCTGGTAATAGTGGTAATGGAGATGGCAGCAGCGGCGACGAAGATGATCCAGAAGCAGGCGACATAGGCATATATGCTGGTAATTCAACCGCTACTATGGATGTGAATGGCGGAGACATCTTTATCGAAGCTGGCGATGGTACTGTTGATGGTCGTGGTGGTGATTTAACCTTGATTACTGGTAATAGCGTTGGCACAGATCGTGCTGGTGATATAAATATCACTTGCGGCACTAATTCTGGTGCTGGCAGAAATGGTCATATTTATTTGAACTCTATGCCAAGAATTCCAGTCTATGCTAATGCTACCGCAAGAGATGCTGCTGCTGGCACTGCAACCAACGGTATGATTTGCTACAACACAGCCACAAGCAACATAGAGGTCTATGTTGGCGGTGCATGGAAGAGTGTTGACACATCTGTAATAGCCTAAAAATTTATTTTTACAGAAAAACCACTCAAATAAAAATATTTGAGTGGTTTTTTTACGAAATTATCAAATAATTTCAAACCATGATAAATCAGCTAAAACTTTCGTGTTTGCTGATGTAGGAGCCATAGCAATTGTCAACACTTGACTTGTTCCATCTAGTAATCTTCCTATTTGAAAGTTAAATTGATTCAGGCTGGTAATATCAATAGATCCTTGCTTGTTGATATATCCGCCAATGACATTTGTTCCACTTCCACTTGCCAATGATGTAGCTGAAGTATCATATTGAACATTGCCATTATAATGTGTAGTCCAAACTGCGCCACTAGTGGTGCCGTCCAAAATAATTCTATATTGAACATCTTGATTGCTTGTCACAATTGCATTCAAATTTGAAGGAACAATAATTGAATCTAATCTTCCTGAAGCGAGACGCAAAGAAATAATTGGATATAACTCATCATCATTTGTAAGATTTTTAGGGGTTGTTCCTAAATCTACATTATATCTTCTGCTAAATCCTTCGTAGCCACCTTCTGAAATAACACTATTGCAAATTTGTTTGAAATTACCAGAATTAGTAATTGGTCCTTTATTTGTAATTTCAGCCCTAAGAGGCAAACAAGCGGTTGTCATATATGTTCCGCTTATAGGGCTTCCTCCTGCTGGAGTGTGTTTGAAAACGTGACATGGAACATAAGCACCATTCAAAACAAATCCAACACGAACATCGCCTACTCCGAGCCATTCTATTTCAATATAGAAGATAAAAGAACTGCTGTAATTTGAAATATTATATCCACTAGGTCCATTGCCGTTAAGGTTGTCAACATTCCATCCTGATCCTCTAGTAGCTTTTGTTTCAACAACGCTACCACTAACATAACTTCTTTTCACAAAACTTACTGATTCCCCATCAACCTCGAAATAAATTCCATTCTGTTCGCCGAAATAACCAATTCTTTGTCTCAAAGTTTCTTGTACAGATGACATTGTAAATGTATTGTAGATAAGAAGTGATTTGCCGGGTTGATAAGGCATAACCCTTTTGGTTTCAGCAATTACTTGAGCACCAGATGCTAAACTTGTGTTCAAGTTCACTAGGCTACCGTTTGTATCGTAAGAAGTTGAACCACCAGCAGTTGTTTGATAATTCCATTTGTCATTGACTTGATAACGATGTTGACTGTCAAAAATGGTAAAAGGATTGCTCACCCTAAGTCTTCCAAATGCATCACTTGTTCCAGCAGCAAAACTAACTGGAATAGTATTATTTGAAAATGCACCAGATGAAATTGATACAGGGAAAGGATTTGATTGGCTAACTGTTCCGCTTCCTGTGTAAATTGAAGTGTTACCAGATGAAACGCTTACCCTACCTGATAAAATCGCAAACAGACCTGATGTAACAGAAACATTAAGATTTGTGCCTGAATTAACATTGATGTTAACTGTTCCGCCGCCAATATCAACAGGAAGAGGATTGCTGTTGCTTATTATTCCGCTTGATGTGTAAAGAGAAATTGCTCCAGATGAAACAGAAATGTTTCCAGAAACAATTCCAACAGGAATTGGTTTGCCATTATTGATTCCATTCGGGAAATTGATAGTTGATTCCATAGTCATAAATAGACTCCTTTACCTATTTAATCATTTGATTAAAAAATATTGTTTTATGTATTGGTAATTTGGAAACAATATAGTCGAATTTATTGTTAAATAATATGGTTGAATCATTTATATGTTTGGAGAAAAAGATGAAATTCAAAACTTTTCTTGAATCTGAAGAACAAAAAGATGTTGAGAAGTTAATTTCTTCTCTTCCTAAAGGACATCGTGATCTTCTGAATGGGTATAAATTCAAATATACGAGTGGCAACACTTTAGATGATGACAAGGATCACATTGGTTATATTTTCAAGGACAGGATAGTTGTTGCTGCTCCATGGAACTATAGCAGAGCATTCACAACATTGCATGAAATCGCCCACTTAGTTTGGGAACACCTAATGACCAAAGAACTAAGAAATAAATGGTCTGAACTGGTCAAAAGCACTAAGCAAAAGCAAATAGATAAGTTTCCACATAAGGAACAAAAACATGCTTTGCGACAAAATGCAGAAGAAATTTTCTGCATGAGCTATGCAGCAACATACTGTAGTCATTCGCCCATTATATGGGTGAATGAGGAATGGATTAAATTTATCAAAAGCATAGAAAAATTAAAAAAATAATTAAGTACTTTTCTTTTTATGAAAAAAAGCAACGATTGAAAAGCGATTGTTGTCACCTGCTGATGGATCGACTCTATTTATTGAGTGCCAAACACCAGTTTTAGTGAAAACCATACGATTTGGCAATGGTGTTATATATTGGCCAAATCCATATTGATCTAAAATTGGCTGCATATAATCTCGTGAGAATAAATCATCAGTTGCATCTGTTAGTTTGGGAACTGCATTGTCTTTTGTAGTTGCTAACATTAATTCACCACCCCAAAAATGCTGCCATTTTTTATGACAATAAAAAATACAAGCTGCTGAATAGCCGCAATCATTGTGCCAACTGATCTTGCTACCGGGTGGATAAATGTATGGTCGATAAGATATTCCTTCCCAATCAACGCCTTCTTCTCCGACTAATTCTTTCATTTGATCTTTAGCTAGACCGTAAACATTCTTGTGAATCCAATCCATTGGATTGTTAAAGGGATAGCCTTTGTCTTTATAGGAAGTGCCACCAAAAATCTCGCCATCATTAATACGCCAAACCTTCAATAATTTATGACTACTTCTTTCAAAATCCAAATCACAAAAAAATTTCACAAAAGCATTGAAGTTTTCCTGAGGTAATACTTGATCAAGAATTCCAAAATTTGCTGTTTTTAAAATTAATTTCATTTTACTGCCTTAGAATTTATTTCTGTCATGAGTTTAGGAAGAGTTGTCATTGCCTGTTCGGTCATTCTTTCATATTCTGAAATATCCATACTAAAAATTTTATAGTGATGAATAATTGTATTCTTCATAATTTGAGGTCTTTGCCCCTTTTGTTGCGCCCTAAGTGTTAAAATAAAAGAAGGCCCAATTTGAGGAAGTTGTTCTGGCCAAGGGCCAATATCATTCCATGATTCTCTAGTAAATAGTAACAGATGATCTTGTAAGAAGTCAACCTTCTGATTGCCCATCATGTATGATTGTGTGTCAACGCCAACGAATCCAGATTTCTGTGCCTCAGAAACATTAATCATCAAATCAATCCAAGCTGGATTCAATATCACCACATCGCAATGCATGAAGATAAAATACTTACTATTTTTATCGGCTGCTTGCACGCCTTTGTTGCAAGCTGCCGACCAATACAAATTCTTTTGATTACGAACAACTTTAACTTCTTTTTCAATATCATTAAGAAAATCTTGAGTTTCTTTGCCACTGCCATTATCAACAACAATAATTTCGTAATTATTGTTAAAGCTAGTAACAGCAATGGATTGAAGGCATATATTCAAATATTCTGGCCTATCTTTATGAACGATAATAATCGAAATATGATCGTCTGAATTTTCATGAAGCTTCACCGTCATTTCTGGACGGTCGCCTTCGAGTGGATTGTGAACAGACATAATAGCTCCTTTTATTCTTCTAGATCAACTTCTTGAACGCCACGTTCACACACACATTGCAACGGTCCTGATGGTGTGTTTATTGTTTCAGCATAACGCTTCGCAAGACCATTTGCGAATTCTGATGCCTTTGTTGATTCTTTAAATGCCTTTTCGGCTTTTACTACGACATATTCGCCATCGATTTGTCTAGCCACGCTCACAACTAAAAATATTTTCATGATTTAATTCCTGTTGATCCAAATCCTTTATCGCCACGATCTGTTGGATCAAAAGCATCTGTTTCAATCCAATCAACTTGCCAAATTGGTTTAATTAGCATTTGAGCAAACCGATCACCGTGATTTATTCTGATAATATTTTTACTTGCACCATTAACAATTACCTTGATTCTGCCTTGATAATCACTATCGATGGTGCCGGGACTGTTAGTCACTTGAAGACCTTGTATGGCAAAGCTGCTTCTAATGCGGATTTGAACTTCCCAACCAAATGGTATCGACATTCTAAAACCAACATCAATAACTTCAGTTTGATTAGGCATAACGCTGATAAAGGTATGACCAGCATCATTAGTGGGAATATTTGCAACTAAATCACATGCTGCTGATCCAAATGTTTTATATTTTGGTAAAAACATAGGATCATCAGCAATGATTTTAACTGGTATTTTGTTCCCGTGCATAAGCAAAGCGTCATTCAAATTCTTCATTTTGCGGGACATGTTCAATTTCTTCCCTTGATGGTATTTTTGGTTCATCACCCAATTCAACTGGACTTATTTCTGGCTTACTTAATTTTACAAGACTTCTTGCTTTAAGCAAGTGTATATTGAAATTTTTCATCCAATTTTCCAATGCTTGTTGTGGATAAACAGCGGCCATTTTTTTTAATTGAAAAGTTAATTTTGCATCAATATTTTTATTTTCAATAAACTTATAAACTCTCTCTAAAGTAATAGTTCTCAAATTGCACGGCTCTCTTTTTTCTTGTCCCATAGAAACTGAAAATCCCATTTTTTCTGTATTATTGGTTGGCATTTTTATCCTTGAAAGTTCATAAATTCATTATTTTCAAATTTTCCTGTTTTAATTTCCATCGCACGCTGCCAAATTTCATTTGGAACGGATAGTTCATCAATGGATTCTGGTTCCACATACATTAGAATAGATTGTTCCAATTCAGATATATCAATATCTTTTGGAATATCGCCAACAAAATGTACTTTTCTTTGTAAATAATCCAAACCCACATGAATTGTTTTATTTTGACCCGATTGGTCTTTGAAGTCAACAATCATGGTGAGAATATTGGACACCGAGTTTATTTTATATTTTTCGCTCATTATTCTAAATAAGTAACAATGATCAACAATTTTTTAGAATTTATCAATCTTCGTGATTGTGTTGAGAAATATGGAGCCGTTGCGGTTCAAGAAAATTTCTCATGGGCCAAATCATTCGTTTTGCCAAAAATAGATTTAGATTTGCCAGTTATAAACAAAAAATCAAAAATTCATATGATTATTCGTAAGAAAAATCCCATTTACATACAACTAATCGATGGAACAAAACTTTTCTTTACCCATGATGAGTTTAGAAGAATTCATGGAAATCCAGAAATTGGAAAAATTATGGCAGTTAAAATGCTGAGATTACCAACAGACAATAGTTTTGCGCCTTCGCAAATTAAAAGTTGTCACATTATTTCTTAAATTTATTGGCATCGATTTTATCAGGATCTATACCGGGACCATATGGTGATGGGCTATAATCCTTTTTAAGCTTATCAATTACAACGTCTGCGACTCTATCTACGAAAAACTTACCGCCAACACCTATCAAAAGCATAGCCCCTGTCAAGCCCACAACAATCCAAAAAAACTTATTATTCATAGCTTTCATAGTGACTCCAATAATTGATTTAATTTATTTACGTTTTTTATTGATAATTTTAATCCATTTTTCTCTACGCTCACCGATAGTTGTTTTTTCATATTCTTCGATTTTTTTTATTGATTGCATATATTCATTTGATATTTTCTTAGGTACTTCTAATTTTACGGAAACATACATGTCTCCCAATATTCCATTGGGCAGTTGCAATCCTCTGCCTCGCAATTTGAATTTGGCGTGACTTTGAGTTCCTTCTGGTATTTTTACCGTAATCATTTCATCTGTAATGGTAGGAACCAAAAGATCACACCCTAAAACCAATTGGCTATAACTCACTGGAACATCAATCGACAAATCAATTCCATCACGATCAAAACATTCATGTTCACGAACCAAAACATGAACAATTAAGTCACCAGACTTTCCACCACGAAGCGATTCTTCGCCTTGACCACTAATTTTCAAATTCATTCCACTTTCAATGCCACATGGAATTTGAATTTTTATATTCTTTTCTTTGTAGCCAGAGAGCAATCCCGTACCATTGCAATCAACGCATAGTATTGGATTTATTTTTCCAAGACCATTGCACACAGAGCAATTTGTTCTAAATTCAAAAGGAGCGTTATTGACTTTGGTGAAACCTTCTCCATTACAATTTCCACAAGCTTCATTGCTCACCTGACCTTGACCTTTGCAAGTGGTACAAGTATTTTTCATTTTGACAATTAAATCTTTATCGCAACCTGTATAGACTTCTTGGAGATCAATTTCCAATCTGATTGTAAGATTTCTTCCACGAAATGTACTGTGCTGAAAAAAATCATTCATTACGTCGCCAAAGGAACCATTAAACGAACCGCCTTCAAATCCTCTTCTGCGGAAATGCATTGAGGGTCCAACGCTATCATATTCGGCACGTTTATTATCATTAATTAAAATATCATAAGATTCTTGAATTTCACGAAATCTAACATCGGCTTCAGAATCGCCGGGATTTTTATCAGGATGATGCTTCAGGGCACCCTTACGGTATGCCCTGACTATATCATCTTTTGTTGCATTTTTAGGAACGCCTAGAACGGCATAAGGGTCTTTCATTCTTCTATTATCACACCTTTGATTGAAGAAGGCTCCATCAAGAATCGATCACGATGAATGTTGTCCCAATTAGGGACATGAATGCCGGGACCTGAAACAGTGACTCTGTCGCCTATATTAAAGCCATAATCTGATGACTTGAAGTTAGGACCTACAGAACGAACATAACCTTGCAAAGGAACTTTCAAATCTGTTTTTTCATTAACAGCCAGACTTGTCCCAAGCATTTCCTGAGATGTCAAAAATTCAATAAGAACCTGTGAGCCAGTTGGCTTAACAGATTTGATTTTAGGAACTTTTGCTCCACTGCCAATAATGGTGGAATCATAAATTGAACCCATAGGTGTAAGAATCTTACTCTTCGACATAATTATCCCCGTAAATTTACAAACTCAATGAGTTTGATTGATGATAAAACTTTCCGTTACTGTGAAAACATCAGAGTTAAAAATCTGATTTGTGTCCACAAAATTGGTACTCATGTTTACATTAGTATCTGGGATAGAAGTTTTCTTGTTTGTTAGAAAATTTACCAACAACTTGTGACAAGTACCTTCTTTCAGATCTAGGTAGCCATTCACAGATTGCTCATAAATCATATGTGCAAATTCAAGAAGTTCTTCTTTTGTTAAATTATAAAGCATTGCAAAACCTCAAGTCCAATAGCAAATAAAGAAACACTTACCATCTTTTTCACCAACAATGATTGGATAAAAAAACTTTTTCTTAATGAATATCTTATCCAAATCCCTAGTGGCATCTTCTAAATTTTCATAATCTTGCAAAATACCATTTTCATTATTGAACATTTTATTTTTATAAGCAATTGTTGGAACAATTACTCCAAAATGATCAAATATTGGCTTATCGTTTGCTTCTGGAAACTTCTCCAACATATTAATTGTATGCATAACTTCAGGAGAAGCTATTTCTTTCAATTCATGAAATGGATAAACCTTTGGATCATAATGATAATTTGCGTCAACAACCAAAGATGAATCAAAATAATAATCAGTAAAGAAAGAACGATTTATAGTTACTTGTGCTTCCACACGCATTACATGACCGCCTACCGACAATTGGTAAGAAGGATTAAATGAATATCCTAATGATTTTGCCAAAATTACTGCGGCACTGGTCATTGTTATACGGTTAAAACCATAATAAGCTTGTTCCATGTTTTCACGAAACAAATCAATACTTTTACATATTTCTGAAGCAAGACTATGACAGCCCAACTCCTGATAACGCTTCATTTTTCTCTCTGCTTGCTTTAATTCACGCAAGTAAGCCGCATCATAACGAATGAATTGTTTGAAATTATCAGGCTGAGAATTCCATGCTTCTTCGCCTTTCTTGTAAAAAGCTTGCAAATCAATGGTTTGCATTTTTTTAGAAAATCTAATAGCTTCACGTTCATCAGAATTCAATATCATTCTTGCATAAGATTTATTGCAACTGATAGAATCAATTTTACGAACAATATTTTTGTCTAAAGATTCTTTAATAAGAAGCGATCCAAGAAGTGGAAAAATATGATTTAAATCATTGTTTTTAGCATATTCTGCCATAGCAAGAAACTGAACACATTGTTTTGAAAACTCTTGATCATCGGAAAAACTACCATCAAAAATTGAAACTAAATCTGGATGTGTCATGTCAAGAATACTGGCAAGATAACCCAATTTTTTACCAAAATGCCCAAATGCAAATTCAAGCAACTCTTGACTTGCATCATGAATTATTCTGAGAATAAGGGGAGGATTTGATGGAATAATTTTTTGTTGGTTATAATACAAACGACGATTAAACTCATTCTGAACATCAAAGACTTTACAATTGAGAATTTCGTTTTTCATGAAATTATCCATCAGGCCTTGGGCGTAAAAAAGCATATAATTCTATTGCCTTCCATAGTTGGTTGCTTTTCAACAATACCAAACTGCTCTACGAGTTCAACGATCTTTTTCATCACGCTAAAACCTTGCTCTTTATGGCCTAATTCACGATAACCTTTAAATTGAAGATTAAATTGAACTTTACATCCTTCTTCTAAAAACTTTTTGGCTTGATTGACTTTTGTTTCTACATCATGATTGGCAATTGCAGGACGCAATCTAATTTCTTTTATTTGAGCCTGTGATTCTCTTTGTTTTTTAGCAGTTTCTTTTTTCTTTAAGTTTTGTTCGTATTTATAACGACCGTAATCCATTATTCTACAAACTGGTGGCTTTGCAGTTGAAGCGATTTCAACAAGATCAAGACCTTGATCCATTGCAATTTTTCTTGCCTGTTCTGTTGACATTATGCCAAGCTGTTCATCGTCATGGACAACTCTGACTTGTGGTACTCTTATCTGCCAATTAATTCTGTTTTGATCATCACGACTTTCCTTGTTGAACTTATTTCCATTATTCATATTCATCGTTTGAAACCTGTTAGCCCCCACAAAAATAAACCTATAGAAAAATACTACCAATAATAAGCCGTGTCAATCATCAATTGTAATTGAATCAACTATTTTAATATAAAAACCTTCTGAATCAACTGGGAACCTTCTAACCCATTCTATCGCCGCATCCATTCCACAAGAGAAATTTGATGGTATTAAACTCGAATCAGTAAAACTTGGAACAATATCATCTGGCAATAAATTACTTGGAATTTGATTGCTTGGCACAGTTGACTGTATCGCTAACATTGGAGCAACAACCATTTTCAACAACTTAAATTCCAAATAATAACATCCGGGCAAACAAGTATCACCAGACGACCACTCATAAACAAAATAACTGTTGACCAAAACATCTTTTGAAGTAGTGCCATCGATATTAATTATATCTTGATAAACCATTTCACTTGTTGCTACAGCATTAGAAAATTTTATGATTCTTACAATTGTGCCACGTTTCCAAGTTTGAATAGGCGTTCCATGATAGCCTCGCTGCACATTAATCAATTTATTCACTTCATCAAAACCAAGAACCAACATTTTTTCAGGCAATCTAGCCTGATTCATAATAATAACATCACCAACCATAATCTGACCAAATCCAATGTTATCAGCAAAGCCAATAACAGTGTCGTCCTGATCTAGGTTAACTTTGATCTTGCCCTTGGCCCACATAGTGGCTTCTAAGACAAGATCAGTTAAATCCAAAGGACCATCACAATCTTCTATTTTAACCTTAAATGCTGGCTTAGTATCGTGTCTACGAATAGTAAAATCTGGGCATAACCCACCAATACATCCATATTCGTCTGGACAGCCAGAAGGAGGAGAACTACAACCGATTCCTGTAGATGAACATGCCATAAAATTATTTATGTTCTAAACACATAAAATAATCTCTAATCCAATTCAAATTACACTTATATTCTTCGATATCAATAAAAACAGACTTTATTGCCTCTACTGAACGTGAATCTATATCGCATTTTGGATAATAATATATTTTTTTAAATCCAGAGTTTGCGATAATTGTCAAAACTGCCTCATATGTTGGCGGACTTGTCGAATATATGGTTCCATCAATTAATTCCGATTTATTATTCAAAACTGCATTGATTTCACTTGGAATTACAACAGAATTTTGCGAAGAAGAAATATAAGGAGGCGACTCTAAACCATAAGAAGTCATTTTACCAGATGCATCAATAATCAAACTAGCATTTCCTGTGCGTGATTTAATGGCATACATGAAAGCCATTCCCATCCAATAGTCATGACTTTCAATCTGTGACCAATATTTTTTCTTTTTAATTTGACTCATCAGTTGGGACTGACCATTTGTACATAATTAATGATATAATCGTCAGATTTAAAATGATTCTTAAAGTTTCTCAAATCTTTTTTTTGCGAATCAGTAAGATTCTTTTTAATGACAGATTCAGGAATCGGTATATTTGTCTTCCAATATTGACTACTTTTAGACTTAATGACAAAAGAAAATGGAATAACCCCTAAATGTAAAAAATCTGAACACTCAATAAAATAACAATCTGATTGTGCATCATAAACATATCCCTCAATGGGAATGCCTTTTTTACAGCTAATCCTATTAATGAAATTTTTATTTGAATCTTTATTTGTAGCAACAACAATGATATATGTTTCTAGCAATTCTTTCAAAACATAAACACCATTATGTACTTCCTTCAAAATTTTAACTTGCTGCGCTTTAACCAAAGAATCATTTGTATCAATAAATTCGCTCATGACTACACCCCACTATAATTTATTATAGCAAATTTACAGCCATCAATCTATTTTTTATCTTTAGGAATCCTATCTTTGCGTCTTTGACTCTTAATTTGCTTGAGTGAATCATCTGATTCTTCAGGCTCATTTCGAGAGAGATCTTTACGTCTTTGACTCTTAATGTTCCTAAATTTTTCAGGAACATCTGATTCTTCAGGCTCATTTCGAGAGCCATCTTTGCGTCTTTGACTCTTAATGTTCCTAAATTTGTCAGAAGCATCTGACTTTTTCTTTGCTTCTTCTGATTCTTCTGATTCTTCATCATTCTTTAATTTTTTAATTATTTTTTCTTTTTTCTTTTTCTCTTCGTCTTCTTTTTTCTTTTTCTCTTCGTCTTCTTTTTTCTTTTTAGCCAATTTAGCAAACCGTTCAGCAGCCTGTTTTCTAGATTTTTTCAAATCCTCTAAATCCTTAGCCAGTAATTCAACAGATTTCAGCCAACGCTCAATATCATGATGTGGAATGGGAGCATGACGAGGCTTACCCTTTTTACGGGCCTCGTTAAGTTCATCCATCCATTCCATAAACAAAATCATCTACTGCCTTTTTTCTTTTTACGCTTCTTCTTCTTTTTCTTTGGATGATCAGGCGTCCCAAATTCTTCAATCGCCTTTTTTACAAATTCAGGGTTAGGAGTAGACCGTGACATTGCTACGCCAGCAGACATGGGATAGTTACCCATCATTATCCCTGCCCTAAGACGAGTCGTGGGACTAGCCTCTGAGATTTTTTTGCGCCAGTCTTTAAATGATAAAAGTGCCATGTACTATTTAGAACTTTTTTTACTAAATTTTAATTTTCCTTTTTCAATATCAACTAAACCAGCCATATCCATATTGGCACGAGCTTCTTTATGAGCTTTTTCAATTGTAATTAATTTTTCATGTAAAACCTTCAACCATCGCATTTGAACTACATTTCCCGTGTGATCAGTGAAGTTTTTATAGTCTCCAAAAACAAAAAAATATTTAAGAAAAGCCTCCTGAATTGGCGTGTCAAAATAATTCAGGAGGTACTTTTTTTCTTTAGGCAGTTCATAAAAATCAAACTGCCTTCCCAACAAAAATAAATCACGACTCAAAAATCAACACCTTCAATAAGTTCTAAATAAACACATAAAATACCACCAGCAAATTCTTTCGGAATTCTAGCATTACCAATATTAACTAGAACTTCTTTGATCAACTCACTATCACGACTAACCTTTTGATTTATATCATTTGCCATTTCTGGATATGTCATTGCTAAAGCTTTTATAGAATGATCTATGCCATCACAAACAGTATAGTTCAAAATCATTGAAATTCTTTTTTCATTGTGCAAAAACTTATTCGGTATTTTTCCACCAATATGTAAAGATTTATCCTTGAAAAATTGCTCGACATACTGCTTCGCTAATGACTTAGCATTGCACTTAAATTCACTAACAATCTTATCGTTTTCATTTAACGAAAGATCGTCGTTCTCAAAATCATCGAAATCTAATGACCCAACATCCTTGTAATCCATAACGCCAAATCCCTCCAGCGATTGAACAAGACCGTACTAGCATATGTGGAAAACAGTAAATTGTAAATAGATAGAAAGGAGGAATCATGTCAAAATTTTTAATCATCATAATTACTTCAATCTCGATAAGCTTGGCAGGATGCGCTAACTTCAACCCAAGAAACAATCCAAAAATTGAAAATAAAAGTGGTAAAATAGAGGATATACGAACTAATCAAAATGGGCTAATGCTGGAACTTGCTAAAATTAGGCAAGATATAACTGCTCAAAACAGTAAACTGAAAGAGATACAAAGCGGCCTAGTCAACATAAATGCCGCAGTTTCACGCAATGAGAATACTGGCATTCAAATCATTCAAGGAGATGGGGCATTGATATTTGTTTTCGCCATCATCGTCATAGCTATGTTTTTGTTTTACTACCGTGATCGAGCAATCAAAAGCGAAAAAACAACCGAAGTTATGGCAATAGAAATTGCTAGATTCAACAATGCCACACTTAATGAAAGTATATTTAAAAGTGCCATAAAAATCAATCAAGGGAAAAATGTTTACGATCTAATTAAAAAAAGAATTGAAGAAATTTAATTCTTCTGATCATAACCCTGCTGCAAATATCGCAACATAGGATAACCAGAGCAATTGTCTCCTAAAGGCAAATTGTCTTGAATGATAGATTTCCCTTTGGCTTTTAAATTATCGACATATATGTCTATTTCTCTATCAATCTTTTGTCCCTTAACAGATAACTTTAAACAATAAAATTTTGACCTGTCGCTTTCATCTTGACACAAATAACGACATTTCCTATAAGTTAAATCATTTGACAAGCAAACATCATTTATTTGTTTTAAACTCAACATTTTGTCACTCCATCAATTCAATTTCTTTGCCTATATCACTTATTAATATTTGTTTTCCATGATCAATCTCGTGCTGAAATACTATTGCCATTAAATTATTTTCTTCTCGATTAATATCATCAAGAACCAAAGATGGCGTCCCAGAAACTCGAAGCTGCTTGCCCTTTAACATAATTTTCTCAAATCTCTCAACTTCAAATCGCCTCATGCTCCCATCTTCATTCTTAATGGACAAGCAACCTTCGATTGACCTTCTTGTAGCACCCAATCCTGAGTATTCGCAATTAACGTAATATTCGTAGGATCTGCCCCTTTTTACAATGAACAGATTCCACGGAATGCCGATTTGTACAGCCGAAAGACCAATCCCAATATTTTCATCACAAATCTTTTCCATCTTATTGCAAAGACGAAAAATATTCATGAGATTATCAATAGGCATGTTTTCTGCCTTTGGAATCTGACTTTCAGCAACAATCTTCAGCGGTTCATTAATATTAATCATTAGCTAGTCAATGCCTTTATAATAGCATCTATCCTCAAACCAAGCCACTGCTTCAGTGTATCAGGATTAGACCTGTAAGAAACGGGAATTTTCAATACAACAACATCGACATCTTCGTCAATTTCTGGTAAATTCTTTTCAACCAAATCCCTGATTAATTTAGAAACACTAATATTTCTTTTCTTTGCAACTAACTTCATTTTCTCCTGAATGTCTGGATCAACACTCAGGCTCATGATCGTACCCTTCTTAGCTGTCATTATTCACCTTTGGCTTTTGCCTTCTTGTTATCACTCTTTTTGGGCTTTCTTCGTTCAGGAAAATTTTCACGAAGTTTTTCCTTGAGACGAACATTCTGAGCTTCACGATTTTTTCTTCGACGCAACTGACCGGGAGTTTCATAATACTCCCTTTCTTTATAATCATGTAAAATTCCAGCCTCTGCCACTTGCTTTTTAAAAGCTGTGAACATTTTCTTAAATGCTATTTCCCTCTCATACCAACTAGGATTTAAGGGCAAATCACGAAGTTCAACCTTACAAGCCATGCTATTTTCCTTTAATCTTTAATTACCTTGATGAATCTTGTGCCTATCTTCTTTTTCTTCTGCGGCTGCACATATTCTTCATACGGTGTCATCTGGTACGATTCCGCCGTAGAAGGCCAATTGTCACGATTTAATTCTGGTAAAAATAAGTCCAACTTATTCATAATAGTTGAATATGTGTCCTTATTCCAAAAACCAGCATCGCCATTGTTTATGATAGTAGAAAATGAAAAAATATATTGCTTAGGCAATTGTGATCCGCCTAAATCATCAATTTCATGTTCTTTGGTCCCAGCATATCTCGATCTTTCATCCAAAACCAAATAAGGACATCTGGCCAAAATAGCCAAACGAGAAATACTATTGAAAGTATCAAGAACACAACCCGTAGCACGCATGGCAGCAAGAGCCTTTATCACATCTGGCTCTCGCAAATAAATACACTTGTCTCCCAATTCCTCAGAAAGATCAAAAGACAAGAAATTCTGCCACAACACAGGCGTTACTTTATTTTCAACCAAATAATCAACTAAACCAATGTAAAATTCACGCTTGGCTTTAATCTGATCACTAATCCCATTATGCCAAAATTTACCATAAATTGATGGATGAATAAAAACCTTATAACCAGATTTTGTCATCAAAAGCTTATTGAAATCTCTGCCTATAATAGAAGCACTCGGCACAAATGGCAAAAATCTCTTTACATTGTTAAATTTTTCAAAAAAGAAATTGGTAAAACCATTCCTGTAATATTTTTGCATTTCAGAAACATCAATAACATCCCTGAAAAACTCATTGATGTTTCTAGTATAAGACAAACTTATATCAGACCTATTTTTCATTCCCTCGGAATTTTCATAAAACTTTTTCATAATCGAATCATCTGTCAAAGACCAATACTCATCAGCATATGGAAATAAACCTTGAAATCCGGGCCATGAAGCAACTATGAAGTATTTTGAGCCTCTATACTCTTCCCTGTATCGATGTAAAATATATGATGAAAGAATAGTAAGGCTTCTTAAATCGCCAAAAAAAGGTAAAATACAAACATTCGTAAAGTCAGTTGGAATTCTCTTTTCTTCATAGCGATCTCTGTTAAAACCATTACGTTCTGCCGACCGTTTTAAAAAATCTGCAACAGAATTCACAATCGCCTCCAATTTTCTTGTTTTTTCAACATGTCGTTCACTATGCCTTCGTCTTCAATTAAACCCAAAACATCATCCCAATTATTTTGACACATTTCATCAATCGCTTCATCTAAAACTTTTAATGCTCTGTCCTGATTTTCCAACACATTAAAATAATGAGCCAATATCAATTTTTTCTTATTACTATCAGTCGTCAACGCTATTCGCTTACCTTCCTGACCATTGCCAGCAATTTGATCAGGCGTCTCAAATAATATCCAAGGAATACCAATAATACTCGCCAATCTTGTCGAAGCAGTCCAAAACTGAACAGTAAATTTTAAATTAGAAATAATCGCAAGAGTTAATTCTAAATCCCTTGATTCTGGCATCCTGCTAAAATCTACAATGTGATCCACAGGACAAGGCAATACACTTTGCTTTTCACCTAGCCAAATTGGATTATATCCCTTTTTTTCCAAATTCTTGATAAGATTAATGTAAAACTCAGATGGTAAATTTCTTCCATAAGCTTTTCTTGATCTGGCGAAAATACCAACTGAATTTTCCTTAAGATACTTTCTCGCCCTCTCCTGCACTTTTTGACAAGGAAAAGGAATTTTTACAGCATTTTCCCTATGATTCGACACATCCGACAAAAAACCCTTTTTTACTTTCATTGAATGACAAATTGGACAACCTTTATCCACATCGGCAGAAGCCCACATTTTCTTGCACACTTCACATGTGTTGCCAACACAAAGATAACCAAGACTGGCACCTTTGAAAAGCATACCATATTTATCTAAACTTTTTTCTATTCGACGAATATTAATCGAACTATTGATAAAGGCATTTGCATATTCTCGCAAACACATGGCACTCTCTTCTATCTCCCAAAATTCATCAACTAAGTGCCTGTACAAATACTCACGACCATACCAACCAACACAAATTACATATGCACTAGGATTGTTCGCAATCAACATTGGAATACAATACATCAAACCAATTGTTTCACAGCCAAATTCACTAAAACAAGTTATAATTAAAATACGATTAATGTTTTCTGGCTTTGGACGATTATTAAATTTATATTTACGAAAATTTATTTCATTATACAAAAATTCTCTTGGTAATAATTTACCATCGCCCTGATTACGACGACACGAAGTTAAAAGTCTCATCCATCGGTTCTCTTTATTCTATCCATCTTTGCAGGTAGACCACATTTGGGGCATTTAAATTGTCTTTTAGACCCACATGTTGAACAATTGTTTTTTATTTCTGTTAAATCAGTTAAGTCAGATGTCAAACCCGTTGACAATCTGGCCCATCTACACTTGTGGCATCTAATCATAAAGTTTTTTGGTGTTTCCATAAATTAAATTAGTCACTGATATACTAATTTATTTTCCTTCATCCATTCAACTACACAAATTTCTTTCCCATTAATAGTAATAAATGCATCAATTATCCATTTTCCATCTTTCTTTTCTTTCAAAACAACTCTTGGTTTTGTGCCATCGTTAAACAATTCTATAAGTTTTTTCTTAGAATCAATCACAGCATTTATTGGAAATTCTGCCATAATACGCTGCGATGAACCATTATCAATCAGAGTTATATCATAACAGTTGGCATCGACAACTGTTATGGTTTTAACTGAATAAGATTTATCAATAGGCAAATTAATCTCTTTATCACCAGAAGGAATATATGTTGTTGGCGATTGAACCCTTAAAAAGAGAATTATTGCAATCATAAGCCAAAGACCCAAAACTATTAATTCAATTATCTTTGACTTGCCCACTTGTTCCCCCATCAACGGCTAAGATCGCTTCTTTGAGAATCAACAAATCTTCTTGCCATAATCCATATTTACGAACATTCTTGGCAAAAACTTCAAGATTTAAAGGATCTATTTTCCATTTTACATTTCCTTCCTTGTCCTCTTTGGGAACCTTACTGTACTGAATCCTGCCAAATTCATCCGTAAGCTTAATCTTTTTCCCATTCTCCTCGATAACTTCTGGTACATATTCCATGTCACAACGAGTCAACATAAGATCAATATACGCCTCCCTCTGATCAACCTTCAAAATAGTAGTCCACAATTCCATCGGAATAATTAAACAAAAATCGTATTTCTCCCTCTGCCATAACCTAGCAGTAGAACTAAATTTACTCAATTTTCCAAGATTAAGCTTATTCTTGACAAAAGGCTTGCTGTCATCAAAACAAACAGCAACACGACAATCATCAATCCTAGGAGAATGATGCTTTGACTTGACAAGATCTAGAATCTGAACGACCTCATCAGATGCTTTCCACGGATTAGACATAAAAATACCCCTTAGAACTTATAAAATTCTAAGGGGCATATAACATTAAATCAAAACTATTTTCTTCTACGACGAACACTTTCATCTGTGCGATTGCCATTCAACTTGTCGCTAAGATCATCAATGTCCTTCTTCAAGTCGTCCATACTCTTGAGAATGGTGCTTTCTGAATCCTTCCTAGAACCTTTTTCCGCCTTAATAATACCAGCCTTGTTCAATTCTACTTCTAGTTTATAAAGACGCTTCTTAAGGTCTTCTAGATCATTCAGATCCTTGCCACCAACACCCCAATTCTTGGTCACCTTGTCAGGAGTACCCAAGTCTTGATCCTTGCCAACAGTATTGTTGTAAACAGGATTAAAGGTGCTGCCAAGACGATTAGAAGCCTTCTTAATTGAAGCCTTATCTACTTCACGCTCTTCATTAAGCGGCATGTGATAAGCAGAACGACCAGCGGCACTACGGGAAACATCTTTCCAATATTTAGCTTCACCTTCATTCAATGGACTGTCGATGTCGTACTCGCCAGTTTTCATCTGACCAAAAAAATCGGCACTTGCTTCTGGCTCAATTGGAGCAGGAGGCTTAGGAGCACCATCAAAAATACCCTTCGCTAAGGCTTTATCCCAAATATCTGCATATTTGTTGATATCGTCCATCATGCTGCTCATACTGTTCATTTTTTTCCCTTTTTCAAAATTTCGTTGCTGTTAACTTAAAAAAAAGAGCTAAATTGAAAATCTCATATTTTAAAACAAGAAATTCACGAAAAATTTCCAAAAGACTCCTGATTTTAGTTATTTATGAATTACTTTTTAGTTTTTCTCAGAAATTTTAGGTTTTATCAATAGTTTATCAATTTCTTCACAGCTTTGAGCCATAATGCAAAATTGCTTGTGCCATCCTCTTTTACGTCCAGTGTATTTAGTATGACCACTCATAAATCGACTAAATGCATAAGGAGTTTCCTTTAAATATTTATCTGAAGAAACAGCTTCTTCAAAATTATCCTTGCTTGGAACATACTTGAGACTAGCACGCAACAAAATAGTAAACAAACTTCGATGCATACTAATTTTAGTCCACCATGGACTAGGCTTAATCCACATCATTTTTTTCATTTGAGTTGGACCAAATTCCGAACGAGGCTGCACATCAATCGCCTCTTCAATTTTACCAATAAATGCCGCCACAGCAGCACCTTTGCCCGTATTATGACAAAAAAAAATCAAACGCAAATTATAAAGAATATTGTGAAAAATTTCACGACAATAATACCAATGGTCTACCTTGTGCCTTTCACCAATTATTTTTTGAGTTCTAGCAAATCCACCAACCGTTGGCGCATATGGAGTGTCAAGCAAAATTAGCTGATTGAACTTCTGACTCTTGATTTTCACTGCCAATCTCCGATTCAACAATTTTAGACTTAATCGAAACAACCTGATTTGTTTTATCTAAAAAAGTGTCTAAATTTGCAATACTAATTATCGTCCAATGAACATCATTCTCAGGAACATATTTCTTTTCAGCATAATAAAAAATTTCCATTTTATATTTGTAAGTCTTAGCCTCAACTTCTTCTTTAGTCATACCATTAGACAAATCTTCAACAATTTCTTTGCAAATCCGAATGGCATCCGCCTCTGTTGCACAACCCAACTTCCTCATAACTTGAATCGCCGCCAAAACCTTATTGTCATATTGCGATAACAAATAAATAATATCACGCTTCATCTGACCATCTATAAATTCTGCAATAGCACTATATCTCGCCATAATGTCGCCACGACTAGGACGACTGGTTCGACAATCTCTAAAATATTCAGAAAAATTATTTTCATCGATAATTAATTCATCAGTCATTTTTATTTTCCACATTCAAATTATTAAATAAGCCTAAAACTTCCTCGTCTGTCATAAACTTTTCTTCTTCGTTTTTCCCAAATCGCATGATAAAAACACGAGGATCATCGTCTTTGTCAATATATTTCTTATGTCCCCTAAATTTACCATTTTGATTGGACTCTAACAAAAAAGTATTAAATCCACCAGATGGAGGCTGTAACCTAACTCTAAGTAAGTTACCCTTCAAAAATTCTTTAGACCAACGACTCCAATCATCTGGCCATATATTGATTTTATTCTCCTGACCCACAACATCTTCTACTATAACTTGCGTATAATTCGATCCCTTTTTACTAACTTTCTCATCAACTCTTTTTACAATAATCTCCACTGGAAAAGCATATCCGTCAAGATCATTCTTCAATACATCAAAAGTTAAATTTCCTCTGTAATCAGGACTTTTCTCCAACTCATGAATCCATGTAAAACCATAATACTCCTGCTCACAAGCAATCGGATTCTTAAACAATAAAGCCAAATCTTTAGGAACATCATATTTATCAGAATCAAAATCAATCAATCGTGGCATCTGCTTAAACTCAGCCTCTGAAAATCTCGCTATCGTCCTCTGACGCTTAATCCATAACTTCTTCAATTCCTTCCAACGATTCCAAGGACGCTTGACAGCAATCTTTTTATAATAACGCATAACCTCCCGCTCAATAAACACATCCGTGCCTTCAACAAGAACAGAAGCTATTTCAATTCGACCAAAACCCTCTCCCTCACTACATTCATATTCCTTCAAAACTTCAATTTCCTCTTCCTTATCATATTTTTCCTGATACTCAATACCATCAAAAGGAGCATCACCTACTAAATCAGAAAGATTGAATTTTACATCAGGAATAAGCTCCCTTAACTCATCCTCATACCGAATAATACTCGCATTAAACCTTTTTCTTTTATCTTCATTTTTTCTAACACATTCCTTGAAATACTCCGCAAACTTCCACAACGTAATCGGATCACGATCCCTAAAACACCTCAAACCTAATATCGGCTTCAATATAGACGCATCTGTGCCACATCGATAAAGAAAATCCTCAAAACTACGATACGGCTGACCAGCCACTATCTTCTGAGCAGGACCCTCTCCTATCCCCTTCACATTGCTAAAACCAAAATAAATTAAATTATCCTTAAGCTCAAAATTAATCCCAGATTTGTTAATGTCAAGACGATGCATCTCAACATCATGTATCTTAGACTCCATCTTGATGTCTTTTATCTTCTCCGCCAAAGTCTCACATGATAACATGCTAACATAAAATTCATGAGGGTAATGAACCTTCAAATACAAAAGATACATGCTGATGTAAGTATAAGCCACAGCATGACTTAGGTTGAATCCATACTCACTAAAAGTTTCAATTTGAGACCAAATTTGTATTAATTCTTCTTCTGTGGTTTGGAGATTTTTCTGACCATTTAATATAAATTGTTCTTTATATTTTATAAATGAATCCAATTTCTTCTTTGATATGGCTTTTCTTACAGCTTCACAATCCTTCAAGGGAATTTCACCAACAACATGCAGCATTCGCATAATTTGTTCTTGATAAACCATAACTCCATATGTCTTTTCAAGAATTGGATCAATTAAAGGATGAAGACTATATTTTTCACGACCCTTCTTCCTTTCGACATATCGTTTAGTCATCCCTGACGCTAAACAACCGGGCCTGAAAAGCGCAGAATATGCCACTAAATCTTCAAATCGATCAACTCCTCCAGCCCTAACCAATGCCCTCATTCCCTCAGAATCAAATTGGAATATACACTTCAAATCACCACGATTAGCCATTGCAATTGAATCAG